TCCTTTAGATTCCCAAGTTTTATAACGTGTAGGATCGTTTTTAGGAATATCATAAATAAAAGGATCTTTTTTCATTAATTCTTCTTTTCTTTTTTGAAACTCTTTTTCAAGTTTTCTTTCGTTTAGTTTATTCAATAACCAGTTGATCATATTGAAGTCTCCTGTTTTTTAATAGAGGTAAAAAAGGCACAGCGTCTTGTTCAAAGATCATAGGATCATCACCGTCAATAGTCATAATAATAGCGATATCTCTTATACCAGTTCCATACATCTCATTATGAGCTACCGCATAAGCACATCCTTGAATGTAGTAGTCTGTGATTTGTTTAGTAGATTTTTTCTTTTTTGACGTTTTAAAATCAATAATTGTAGGTTTACCCTTCCAAATACCTACCATATCACAACGACCTGCATACTGATATTTGTTTGACCAAAGTACTTGTTCTTGGCCCCAAACTTCTTCAATACCTTTTTCCGTTGCTCTAATAAGGTCACGACTCATCTGTCTTACGTCTAGCCTTTGTGTAGAAAGTTCTTCCCAAATATCTTCACCGTTAAAATGTCTTTCTGCAAACTCGTGGACAAGAGTACCACGATCTGTAGCTTCTTTTGACACACGACGTGCCTCTTCTTCTCCAACACGTTCTATCCATTTTTGAAGCCAGGTGTTATCAGAAGTTTTACCTAGAATAGTGGTTATTGACGGATAAGAACCGTCAGGAGTATGATAAGTTCTGCCTGTAGGTAAAGTATCTGTCTTAACATCAGTCGTATAGTTGAATTTCATGTAAATCTCTCAAGGTGTTTATAATAGGTTTACCTTTTGCATTCATACTTGTATTAAGTAGAATAGGCCACCCATATTGTCTAGTGTATTCTAGGATAGACCATAAAAGGGGATTACTAGATCCAGTAACAGTTTGAAGCCTAGCAGTCATATCATGTGTTTTAAAGTTACCATAAATGATATCTGCTACAAATAACATATTAACATCTTCTTTATGTATATGAAAATATTTATCTTGTTCTTCTTTTTGGCAAATAAGAGCATAAGGTCTCCAAGTATCTGTTTTACGGCCTTTCATTTGATTAAGTTTTTCAATATTCTTTTTAGTTGGGATACAAATTAAGCTACGATTGCCAAGAGCTCGTGGACCGAACTCAGCCTTCCCTTGAATAATTGGAACAATTTCGCCTTCTATAATTCTTTTTGCAGCGTCTTCAGCAGTCACATAGTTTGTAGCCTCAATACCCAAATAAGCAGTTTCCCACTGAGGTCTTTCAATCAAAGCAGCAGCACCCAAAGCACATCCGGCATCTCCTGCAGCTGGTTGAATAGATATATCATTGTATGCTGTAAATCTCCTAATCTGAGTGTTCGCTACACAGTTTAAGGCAGCTCCGCCCGCATAGGCAAGCTTATCATAGCCTGATTCTCTATATAACCAATCAGCCAAGTTTACTACAATATTTTCAAAGGTTCGTTGTACAGAAGCTGCAATATCCCAATCTAAGGCTCCATACCCTACTCCGCGCTCAAGATTGTGTAATAAAGAATAATCGCCATCTTCGTAGTGAATAATCTTATCTTTAATAAAAGACTCCCATTTAGGAGTTCCATAAGCTGCTGCACTCATAATCTTACACTCGTCTGATAAGGGTTGAAACCCTAATAGACGAGTAGCAGAAGAATAAAAAAGACCGAGAGAGTTTGGATAAGGAAAACGTTTGATCCACTCTATTTCTCCTTGTCTATACACACCAAGAGAGGTAGCAAAATTACCCCCTACAGTATCAATAACCATCACAGCACACTCAGTCCAGTCAGTCATTAAGATCGAGCTCATAGCATGTGCTTCGTGATGATCTACTAATACAGGTCTAGCATTAGTCCATTTTCTTGCATCTTTTTTGAATTGAGAATAAGTAGACTTTTCATAAAAAGCGGCAAACTCCCAATCTTCATAGGTATCTCTCATCCACTTAATAGTGTTTTCTGGAAAGCTTTTATCAAACTTTTGACGAGAAAAACGCTCCTCATGAGAAGCGCCTTGAATACGTCCGTCGTTTATAGACGCTGCTGCACTATCGTGATGATAAGAGCTCACTCCTAAAATCTTCATTAAAATACCTTATAGCTAAGTCAAAATAAGTTGTTGTAGTAAAGCCATTATAGCCTACAGAAGTTAGGAAGTCAACAAAAGTCCATCTTTTGTTATCTACGGTGGGTTGTATTCTATGAACCATAAAACAAGGAAATGTCACAGTTTTTCCTGGGCTTGGATAAATTCTAGCGATAACATTACTTGGGGTTGGGTAGTCAAAGTCAGCCTCTAAACTACCAGAAGGATTCCAATTTCCTATTTCAAGAGGTTTACCCTCAGTTAAGTATATGATGCGTGTCCAATAACGACCACGGCGTGGATTAGATAGCTGTCTGCCTTCAAAAGAGAATGAATCAGAGTGCCAATCATAAACATCTCCCTGTTCTAACAAAACAGCTGTTTTATCTTTTAGCCTACAAATAGTTCTTTGTTGGTGATTGGGATCAGAAAAAGAGTTAGCCTCTATATATTTCAATAGAGGCTTGATATTTCTCTTAACTAAGTCGTTAGTATAAATTTTTATACAATCTTGCCAATCTTCGTGGACAAAATCATGAACAGGCATCTACCCACTCTTTGATCTCTTCCCACTTTTCTTCTTCTTCAGCTAAGTTTTGCTTCCGAACAATTGTTGCAATCTTTGTAACAGTTGCTACAGGAATTGCATATTCATTTTTAATATCTTTTTTCAATTCTGAGATTGACTCTCTAATAGATTCAGCTTGAATCATTAAATCAACAATACGATTAATTTCTTTTTTTACTTCTTCTTTAAGTGCTACTTCCATTTTATCCTCTAGTTAACAATCTTAAATGTTTCACGAACTTTTTGTGGTTTATGGCGAATTAGTTTCTGTTCTTGAAGCTGGTTCATCGCTCTGTTAAATACTTCTAATGAATTTTCTGGATTATTTGAATGAATTAACAACTTCTGATGAACCATGTTCAAAGCGGTTACAAGGTTGGCAGAACCGATAGCACGGGTACCAGCGAAGTCTCCCTCCGGTCGTGGGGTGACGAGTTCCCAAAGTTCATTTTCCCAAATAGTACCATCATCTTCATCAAACACCTCTACAGGCATTCCTCCGATAATTTTAAAGACGAGATCTGAGATTTCTTTTGGTGTCATACAATCCAATCATCCTTGTAGGGGGCGTGATAGAACCACGCCAGAGATTCGGACACACGCTTCGCGTGAAGTTCGGGACTAAGGCTTAATGCGTCAACAAACTCACGTTTGAAGCTGAGCCAAGGGTTACGAACTGTTTTGACAGGCTTGAGATTAGCGATATCACGTTGGTTCCAATGCTCACAACGCTTTGCATAAGCTGGCTGAACGTTAAGAGACCGAGTAGTCTCATCTAGTTTAGGCTTTAGTACTTCGTACAACTCTTGAAAAGCTTCGCTTTTCTCTGATTCATCTATATCAGCAATGCAAATGCGACGAGCATTACGAACTAGGTCACGATAAGCATTACGCGATGTCAGCTTAAAAAACATTTTTTATACCTCTTATTAATAGCAAAAAATAGGCCAGGTGGCAACTTTAAATTTTGAACAAGTCATTGATTGATGTTGGACGAAACTCTTTATTGTAATCCCGAAAGGTTTCTATCCGTTGTGGTGGCATTGACACTTTACCTCGTCTCCAAAACTCACGAGGCTCAAACCACTGATAACGTTCGTAAGATTTCCACAGTGAGTTGATACGCTCAGCTGCATCATCAAATTCATCATAGAGTGGGTTGTCAATTGAGATACGATCACGAGCTTCTTCCATCCACTCAATAGCACACCAAGGTGAGTACCGAGCAACGTTAACAGCTTCGTGAAGAGTACGGCGCACACTCCAGTCAGAGTATCCGCCAATGGAGAGAGAAGATAGTTTAGCCATTTAAACTCCTTAAATATTGATAAATGCGTTTTGAAAGTTGAGCGTTAAATTGTTCGTTAAAATGATTGATTGAGCCAGAAAATCTTTGGGCATAGCTTGAGAGAGACGATTGTAAGACAGTTTCTCCTTTGCTCCAATGATAGGTTTTTTGATAACACCATAGATGAATACAAGTTCCTGAATAGTGAGAAAGTACATTTCGGTCAAACCAGTAAAAGTCTCTCTTTTGTCTCTGAATCATATGCTCTGCATCGTGAATATATTTATAATACTGATAGCCAGCTTCATAAACAGGATTTTGATCTCTG